TAGAAAGAATTATTGAAGAAGGTAGTAATTTAGATTTTGAATATTGGAAAAAAAAATCACAACATTTTAACACAAAAGAAATTAAAAAAGACCTTTTTGTAGATTTTGCAAACCTTTTTAATATTAAAAATGGAATGTCACATGACAAAATAAAAAAATTTGCAGATGAATACGGTCAGTTAGGTGAAGATATAGGAACGGATGTATTTTTAGATATGAACGATAATATAAAATATAAAACAATAGATCTTAAAAAAAATGAAAGTTTTGAAACTTTATTGAATCTAAAACAAGATATAGAAAAATTTGCAACAGTTGTGACAGACAAGACAAAAAATTAAAACCCATTCCGCCACCTTGGTTTAAAGCAGGGTATCGAAAAAAGCCCGTTTGTGAAAAATGCGGATATCGGGCCAAATACTTAGAAAAACAAATGACTGTGTATCATGTTGACGGTAATTTAAAAAACACAACCACAATGAATTTAAAAACAGTTTGTTTAAATTGCAGAGTCGAAATTGCCCACAGCAGGCTACCTTGGCGGGAGGGCCCGCTTACACCAGATTTTTAAGTTGACGATACAGTTCTTCTACTGAATCATTGTTATCAATGATAAGATCAAACTCTGTACCAGCCCAAGAAAACTCGCTGGCATGAATTGCGTTAAGTCCCAACCATTCCCGAGCTTGGTTATCGCCCCTATTGGCAGATTCTGCAATACTGAACCATGCTGGATCCGGTCCTCGCACAATTCTAATTATGCGGCCACCGGCTCTGCGTATACTGGCAATTTCGTTAGGAAATCTACAATCACTGATTACAATGTGATCTTTGGCTGTGCGCAGTTTATTTTCTACACTAGCAATCCAAATATCATCATGGAACGCTTTTCGGCACACCTCTGTGCCCCATTGTTGTAGCACATGTCTCGGGGTTAAATTGGGCATATTCAGACGTTGACTCCACCATGGATCAATTTGTTCCCGCCATTCACGGGCCGCTTTAGTCCGACCTTCTAATAATTCTCGATCCCAACCGAACACTGCTGCTACTGCGTCTTTGAGAGTTCCTGCATAACTTTCTCTTTTAAATTCATGAAAGTTTACCAAATAATCTGCGGCAGTGTCTTTGCCTGCGCCAATCAAACCACAAATACCTATAATCATAAAAAGGACTCCCTGGAGACCTTATTTTACATTATCCAGTGACCCATGTCAACGGTTGTGACCCATCAACATAATTTTTTAGTTCTTCTTCCAACTTTTCCATTTCGGCCTGTGCTTCTTGCAGTAGGGCTGCACCGTTCAAACTGCCGCCACCTTGTGGGCCAGCAATTTGACTGAACTTGCCGCGAGCTTGGCCTAGAATCGATTTACAAAACGCAAGAGCATATTCTTGTAACCAGGGATAAACCATTGGATCACTCAAAAGTAAACTGTCGGGTTTATGGTTAAAAATCCACAATAACACACTTTCCATGTTGTTTGTCTCAGGGTCTTTGTCTGGGAATAACACCGTAGCTTTTTGCAGGTCCGAGCCAGTGACTGAAGTTGCGCCCAATGACTGACTAGCAGTTACCGTAATCGTGGTGCCGTTAACTGTCAGAACTCTATATTCTCCGCTATAGCCTCTGGTAGGACAATTTTGAATATAGATACTATCGTCTACCGCAACTGTTTGCAATGGCGCTGATTTCAACACTATAGTTATAGTGCTACCTATAGTTGTCCCACTCGAGGACAAACTTGTTAATGAAACACTTTGGCCGTTGTCGTAAGGAATTTTCCTCACCAGAGTAAGTTTTTTAGTTACACGGTTCCAAGTGTAGTTCATATACCCACCAAACATGGTCATGGCCAGTTCTTGATATTGGGTGAACAGTTCGTAGTTGGTCAATCCGCCGACACGGCCTGCAACTAACATATATGTGTTCAAATAACCGCTGGCAAAGGGTTCAAATTGACTAGCTGTTGTGCCACTAACACTACCAATGCCTCTTCGGAATATTTGACGCACTTCCATGATATAATTGGGCAGTATGTATTCTTGTACGTTGGGCATTAGATCCAAAAACGCATAACTTTCTTCAACTGCGTTTTGAGCTTTTTGTCGATATTTGGTAAGTGCTTGTTTAATTGCTAGATCGTAATGCTCTTTATCCAACTCAACGTCAACAATCTGATCACCTAGACGTAGACGAATGTAATCAACCATGTCATTGCGTAATTGATTAAGTGTTTGAATTTGTGGGTTAGCCGCTATAGCAGTGGCTTGACTAATGGGACCAGGACCGCCAAGGTCCTGGGTTCTAATGCTTAAATCGTTTTTTAGATCTGGCTGTATTAATGTTGACATAAATGAGTCCTATAGCCATATTTAGCTATATGAACTCAGATGCTATGCAACTTTTAACAACAACCAATCCACACTGATACGACCAGTTAACTTGGTTTCTGTGGCTTTGATATCGTCCAAGAACTTTCTAAGTTGGACTTTGCCCGCTTTGGCAAACTCTTTCAGCTTTTCATCCGGTTTACGTAGAGTTTTGCTAGTGGACTTGTCAGTGTCGAAACCTTCAATGCTGGTGCCTTTGATACTGAGTTGCTTGTATGCCGCAGCCACATACTTTCCGAGTTTTCGTGTTTTGGAGTTGTAGACCCACAATTCGCTGGCTCCGATTATATCCGCAGGGTTGATAGAGACCATTTTGAGTGACGCATCAGATTTCGCATACTTGAGCTTTGCAACCTGCTTTTCTTTACTAGGAGCCTTCTTAACACGAGCTTTCTTAGTCGCTTTTTTGACTCCACGGTACTGATCCACTGCTAACAATAGATCATCGATCCAGGCAATGATGCGTTTGAAATCCGCTGCCTTGAGGTGACTATAACCCTCTTTGAGTTGGGCATCTTCTTTTCCCTGTGCGCCTACTAGTTCGGCCTTGCGCTTGCTGTACACGGCCTCGTACTTGCCCAACTGACTCTGCGCCACATTGTTGGCAACTAAAAAATCATACAGTTTAGTTGGATTTTTAACACCTGTTGCGACGTCGTCAAAGACCCCCTCGAGTTCTCCGATGATTTCACTAGTCTTTTCATTTAGTCGATCCTGAATGGTGGGCACATGTGCTTTGGGCTTGTCGACGGCTGCTAGTGCAATTACTTCAGGTTCGGCTTTGTCAATAACTTCTTGTACGCTATTAATAATAAATTCAATGTGGCGACCACGAAAGGGCATGCCTTGACGATGTGCCATGATCAAACTGCACACTGTCATAGGTAACAAACGATCACCTGCACGATTAAATGCACGAATTTCTTCTGTTGTTAGTTTACTGTTCCTTTGCAACCATTCAACCACATACTTCTTGCAGTCCTTTTGACTATAGTAATAATTGTAGTAATAGAAACTCTTACGTAGGCGGCTATCAAATTTCTCTCCGTCCCAATCTGCAGATTCTGCCGGCCATTCGGGTTCCGGACCTGTATATTTCTCGTCTGCAAATGCAACACGTACAGCACGTGGTGCCTTAGTTTTAATCTTGATTCCTGCCACTGTTGCCATTACACACGCTCCTTTTTTACGCGGCCAATTCGGCTCGCTTTGTTCCAATCATAAACAACACCATCTGGACACACGCCATCCCGGATGCTGTCTACACCAAAAATTCCACACGCTTCAAATTCAAGACCTTTAATAGTCACAAACACCCCAACAGTTTTGGCAAAGATCATTGCTTCGTCTAGAGTTGAAAACTCGTTGAGTGGCAGATTATTTTTGCTTGTTATTTTATACATAGTGTAATTATACTACCAAATTGGTTTTATGTCAAATTAGTACATGAGTGCAGTAAATGTGCCCCACTGCCCAAAAACTGTAACGCATTCATCAAATTGAACTTCTAGTTCAGTGTACTTTAGTGTTATTTTTTTAAGTCTGCGACAATTTACAAATTCCCTGTCCAATTCATTCCATACAGAGCTGACATTTTTATAAAATTTAAACATTTTACTTTTGGGAACTATCCCCATGGATTGCAACTGGCTAAAGCATTCTTGCAATTTAGTATGGCTTTGGCTGTGGCGTTCGTACATGTCCATCCCATAATTATATAACCAAAATCATTAATTGTCAAACCCATAAATACACTATTATCGGAATCCAGTATGCCAAGACTAAGCATGTGGCGCGACAACCACACAAATGATTATAAATTCTTTGACCAGCGTATCAGCGAAACGTTTACCATCGGCGGTACTGGTATTTTATTACACAAGTATTTAGGACCCACTGCACAAGCCAACGCCTATGTTACTACAGGAAATACCAGTGCCAACACAAGAACTTTATATTTTGCCAACGTAAGCACATTTGAAGCAGGGCAAACAGTTTCTGGTGTGGGCATACAAAGCAATACCATAATTTTTAGCACCAATGTGTCTGCTAACTCTATCACTATTAGCAGTAATGCAACTTCCACCATTAGCACCGGTCGTCCCATTAGCATTTATTGGAATCAACCCAGTCAACCCAATTACACAAATCAAAGTCTATTGAACATACAAGATTTATTATTTTTAGAAAATAGAGATCGAAAGTATGATACCAGTGTTTATGTATTAAGAGGCATCTACAACGTTAGCGATAACGACTGGGACCTAAGTCAGTTTGGACTAATGTTGAGTACTGACACTATTGTCGTGACATTCCACCTGACAGACACTGTGGCTTCCATTGGAAGAAAATTGATGAGCGGGGATGTGATCGAGTTGCAACACAAAAAAGATTACTATCCATTAAACAGCGATTTACCCGCAGCATTGAAACGATTCTATGTCATTCAAGATGTAACATTTGCTGCCGAAGGATTTAGTCAGACCTGGTGGCCGCACTTGCTAAGAATCAAAGCCACACCACTCGTTAATGCGCAAGAATACAAAGATATTCTTAACAATATTACCGCTAGTGAAAGCAACGACACACCATTGGGTCAATTCATGACCAACTTCGACTTGCTCAATCAAATCAATGATGCAGTTATTGCACAAGCAGAAATCGACGTGCCCAAAAGCGGATACGACACAGATGTTCTTTATGTTGAACCTATTGCCAGCGAAGGGAATCCAGGTGACCCGTTGGGAACTCAAGTTGATGATACTAGCATACGTGTCGATAGCACAACTATACCGTTAGCAGACTCCGGTGTAGTTACTCCCGATACCACTATTCCTGCCTACTTGGGCGGTGACGGAACTAGCCCCAATGGTTGGCCTGTTACAGTCAGTACCAGTTTTCCGGGTCAGCCTGCCATCGGCGATTACGTTCTACGTACAGATTACATGCCCAATAGACTTTTCCGATTTGATGGTCGTCGTTGGATCAAAATTGAAGACAATGTGCGTACAACACTTACACCTGGACCAAATAATCAAACACAACGCAGTAGGTTTGTTAACGACTCCAGTACATTTACCAGTGTCGAAGGTCAAACACTTCCAACCAGACAAAGCCTTA